TCGAAAGAACACTCTGGATGTCGCCTAGAATCACAGAGACGACAGACTGGTGATACTGCCGGGCACGAAGATAAGAATAGCCGTAATAGAGCCCACCACAGATACCGACAATTAGAGCAAGGGTGATAAGGGTCATTGCACCGCCTTTAGTCTGTTTTCTAGCTTCTCGATGTGCGCTCTCAGAAGAATTTCATTTGATTTGGCACACACGATTTCGTCAGTAATCCACTTCCTCAATACATCCGCATCTTCGATGGGAACGAGAACATATCGCTTGCCATCAATCGTTCTTACGGTGCCGGAGACAGCAGGCCGCTTCGAACAGTCCGCCGTGGCCGGGGCAACGGGGATCTGAACTGCCACTTTCGCAGGAGCGAAATCGAGTAGGGAGCACCCGTTAAAACTTAAACACGTCGCCGTCACTAAAAGTGCTAGGAGGCTCTTGTTCAATCTTTTTAATCTGCTCAATTTGCTCACTCGCTTTCTTATCAATCACCGTGTCCTTGGACACAGCAACAACCACTTTCTTCTCGACTGCGGCCTTTTCAGCAGCTTGCTTCTTTTCAATCTTTGCCGTGGCTTCCACAGCACCTTTGTGCTTGATGGAGAAGTAGCCGATCACTCCCGCGATCAGAAACATGATGTACGGAAGCAGCGGACCTAAGATACCAAGTAGTGCGCCCATCAATGGCTCCCATCCCGCGCTGCGATAAGAGTTATGCCCGCAATTAGCATCGCAACGTCGTTCAGCTCGGGGAGCTGACCAGCGAGGAGCTTTCCTCCGATGGACATGATGACGCCAAGCACCATCAGATAGCCGCCAACAGTGGTTTTCGGATTCTTCATATGCCTTCTGCCTTCACAGGAGCACAGCCGATTGCAATAAAGTCTTTATGTTCGTCAAGATCAATGGCGTCCTTCCGCTCCAGCGCGTCTAGCAGGCACTTCTCCATCGTGTCGTAATGTTTTTGCTCCAACACAGGCTTGCCATTCAGGAGATAGAGTAAAATAAATAGAAATTTCATTTGCTTGCTCCAGACTGAGGATTTTGTGCTTTCTCTCGCTGCACAGCAGCCTGCATAGCCTGTTTTTCCATCCCCATCTGATGCTTTTGAATGTCGAGGCTGTGCTTCACATTCATTTCACGCATCTTCATGTCGTGTTCAGCAGATTTCTGCTGCATTTCGAGCTGCGTCTCGTGCTCCTTGGCTTGTGCATCGTACGGATCTGGCTGTTTGTTGATGCGTGCCTTGGAAATCTCACCCGTGAGCTTCATCTCGTTGCTCGGCATGGGGTTTTCAGCCCGCACTTGGTCCGCAATGTCTTTGCGGCCCATGATCTCCCACACGCCTGCGCGTTCCGTGGCAGCTAACGCGTCAAGATTAGCCTGCAAGTTCACCTTCGGCTGCACAGGAGGAGGACCGGACATCGCCTTCATCTCCGCGATCATCTCGTCCTTCTGCCGGAGCGTGGACAGCTGCAGCACCTTCTGCACCCAATAAGGCCCAAGAGGGATGATCTGAGGCAGGATCTGAAGAATCTCGGATACCTGCTGTGCTTGAGCCGTTTCAGTGTCTTCCAGCTCGTCGACAATCACGTCATACTGGCTCATGCGGATCTTATCGAGAGCGTCCGCAGTGATGCCCACCTGTCGTCCGTCACCATCCTGCCCATCAGTGATGAGCATTGTGGTGTTTGGGGTGTAATACAGGCCCACTCGATCTAAGATGACGTGCGCGAGGATCTTTCTGGTGCGCCGGAGATTGTCGAATAACGTGGCTACAGGCTTGGATGCTTCCGCATACTTGCGCTGCAAGCCCGCACCGGAACGAATCTCGCCGGTTTGCTGGCCTTGCCTTGGGTCCACTCCAACAATCTTGTATAAATCTTCAGTGGCGCGTTGGTGCATGGCAAACTGGCTCTGAGCTAGCTCAAGGTTTTTGTGGATTTGGAAGCGCTCGTTAGCGAGAGCCCCATCCCGCACCTCCACATACCCATCCGCTTTGGCTACTTCCACCTGCACGGCGTCCTTATCGTCCACAGCTCCCTTCTCGGCCACCACTTGGTTCATGGTGAGAAGGTGCAATGCCTTGCTCTCTCGCTTGTTGATAGCGTCCTGCATGGACAGCGCGAGTGTGACAAGGCTATAGGGCACTCCAGTTTTGCGCCGGTAGGCAAAGTAGGGCACCAAGGAGAAGAACTTTTGATCTGTTTCCTTGTGCTCAAGAAGAATGCCGCCAGCGTATACCCCGACACATATGCGATGCGTGAGACGATCGATGATGCGATATTCAATGCTGTTCTGCTTTGCTTCTTTGAGGAGAGGCAGGATCTCTTTTTTGTCAGTGAACTTTTGGCTCCGTCCATCTTTCATCAGGATGAGCTGCTCACGTTCTTTCTTTTTGTACTGGATTTGGATAACGCGCACGCGCTCGTTGTCCTTATCCACATACTTCTCACCCTTGAACTGATCCACAGTGGCCAATTGGCCGGAGCCCGAGTCTTCACCCAATGCCTGAGCTGCGCCCATGACATTCTTCAGGCCCATCTCAGCCTGCGGGTACTGCTCGATGACATCTTCGAGCTTCTGCCAATTTGCCCTTGCTACAAACTTTCCGTCTTCGTTCCAATCGTAAGTGCGGGCATCGGGATCAGGAAAAATGACAAGCGGGTCCTCGTGACGGATCTTAATGAAGGGCTGCGCGAGGTCGTCGAACGTCACGTCAACATCAAGCACGCCCATGCCACACGTGAAGCCGTCATCCGCCATGTCACGTTCTTCAAACTCAAGAGAGTTGCTCTGGCGGATAAAAAGGAAAATGTCAGAGAGGAGGTTTGCTTCCTCTTCATCAATCTTCTGATTGCGTCCTCGGTAGCCAATGCGGACGCGTTGGTTTACAACATCGCCCACGAGCTTGTTAACGACAACAGCGATTTGGTTGTTCACTGTGTCCGGCTGGCCACGCTCTTCCAGCTCAGCTAGCTCCGCTGCTGTCCACTGATCTCCCTCTCGATACTCAAAACACTTCACCATCTTCTCGCGGCCTTTAATCCAACTCTGATGGTTCAAAGCATACGAGAACATTTTGTCGAGCTTCGTCACGAGGGCGAACTGCTCTGTGTCGCTTAGATCATTCTCACTGGTAAACTCTTTATAGTCCTCTTCGTCTCCCGGCTTATCGGGTGTGTCGCTTGGATATGTGGGAGACTGAGTGTAATCTGCCATTGGTCATCCTAAAGAGTTTTCCAGCTGCGTGTGCTACGACGTTTGCTAGAAGAAGATCGATTCGAGTAAAGCTGGCGCACCATGCGCTCGTCCTGCAGGAACGTCATCATCAAAGCGTCGGCTCTGTTTGGGCTGTCCACCCCGCGCTTCTTCATTTTGTCTTTGCTCTCGATAATAATGCGGCCCGAGCTATCATCGTATCGAGGCGCGTTGAGATCGCCTTTGAGAATAGGATCATCAGGGATGCTGATGTTTCCCTTTTCAAATGTCTCTCGCATGCGCCACCACAGCTCGTCGCGGAGAAGCACAAATCTTTCTTGATCGTAAGCTTTCTCCGACACTTTAACGGGGATTGTATCGGTGCCGATGCCTTTAACGCGTCGTTCAATCTCACCCACTACGCCCCATCCCCATCCGATGGTGTCGCCATAAAGAATTGACGGAGTGTCCGCGAGCACATCTCTCACCACCCAATCAACAACTTTGGTAGGCTCGTTATAACCGCGTGCTTCAATTGGAGACAGCACCTTCGGGCCAAGACGCTTAAGCAGCACCGAATCATCGCCGCCAGCTCCCACGTCGAGAGAATAGACAAGCTTATCGTCAGGGAACGGCTCAAGCTCTCTGTCCACCGCGTCTTCAATGTAATCCCAAGGAATGACTTCGTTATCGCCGGAGAGAGGAGGTAGACCGAGAACCCTGATGCGGAACGCGTTGCTCTCTCGCCCATATTTCCTCTCCAGTCGTTCTATGGATTCCCGAGAAACAAGTTCACTCTCTTCACTGTTCCAACGGAACGTCACCCATTGGTTGCGTTCCTTGAACTGTGTGTCGTAGGCGAAGCCTTTCCCGCGAGTCGGGTTAAAAGTGAGGAGACATAGATTGCATTTGCGAGTGAGTGTAGCTTCAAGAGGCCGGTACACCGGATCAGGCACGCCTGTGGCTTCGTCACCGACGATAAGTACAAAGTCCTCGTGTAATCCGGCGAGCGTTTCAGCTTGCTCCTCAGCACTATTCCTCGGATTCGCCGTACGTGCCGATATGAACCACTGCTGGCCATCGCATTCCTTCAAAAAGAACTTGTCACTCTGCCACACGAACCAATCTTTGATCTTGCTCTTCTGATGCCATTTGGCTAGCTCGGACCAGAGGTTGTCACGCAACTGCCGCGCACTAGGCGACACGGCAACACATTTGGGGTATGGGAAAACAGAAAGGAACCAGAGCACGAGGAAAGAAGCCAAGGCTCCTTTGCCAGTGCCGACACCGGACATGATGCTAAGGCCGAACTTACGCGATAGGTCGCGGAGCTTCTCGGAGTGATTCCCATTCGGGTTACCATTCACTTCGAGCTTGGCCCACACGAGCTGCACGAATGCCTCAGCTGCTTTTTTCTGTTGTGAAGTGAAAACGAAATCCGGCAACGTATCCCGGCGATACTTGTCGATGTCTTTAGACCATCCCAGGATTATGTCGGATTCTTGTGAACGTGGCATTCGTCTCCGGCTTCTTTAGCCTCCGGCGACGACGCACCATCAGGGGCAGGAAATTGTTAGCGGCTACTCGAAATCATATGCGCTCCAGTCTACGGGAGGAGGCTGGTGCTCTTCACACAACCACTTCTCATTCCAGAGGCGCATGGCTTCTCCGTATGCTTTAGGAGGAAGCTCAGTGATATTTTCTTTCGTACAAAGCACTGTCGCGCACCGCTGCACGAGAACAAGCTTCACAGGGGCATCAGGATCGCAGGCAACAGGCGTCATGCTGTGGGGTAGCCCATCAAACTCTTCTCGTCGTCGTTGGGCTTCAACTTGTGCACAGTGACAGTGACGTGGTGCTGAGTCTTCGGCTTCTTGTGTTTTCGCTGATCTTCTCCCACCACACTGCTTAGCTCATCGTGAGAAGACATGTCGCTGATGCGGCCATGAACATGAAGCTGCACAGAGTCTCCATGCTTCTTCCCTTTCATCAGCTTCCTGGCTTCATCGCCGTGTATGTGCAAACTACCGTGATCTTTCATGTTATCTTCCAAAGATTTGTTTGAGACTTGAGCGACGCGTGCGCTTCTTTCCCATGCTCGGATACTTGCGAGCCACTGCGGCCAGGAAGAGCGAACGACCCGCTAGGGATTTTCTTTCTTGCTCGGGCGGTGAGTTTGGCCATTGACTGCTTGCTCCTACTATGTCATTCTGCACAGATGGCAGAATCAGAATACGATGTAACAATGCATCCGCTGGAGAAAGTGAAATGTGCTGAGTGCAAAACAGAGGTGACGCTATCGGTGATGCTGAAACGCGGCACGACGATGGAGCGAAAGCTAATTCATATTGGCCGCTATGTGCACCTGCTGGCCGCTAGCCTCTACGACCTGGGCGATCTGGTTAAGTTTGCCCCTGCGCTTATTGCCGCCAGCTTGATGTCATTGTATGTCTTCGACGACATACCGGAGCTGTTTGGCTACGTGGACCTCAGCATCCGCAAAGCTCTCTTCTTCGGCTAACGACCAAAAATAGATTTAAGAGACGATCTCCGCTTCCGCTTCTTATTACTACGTCCGGCTTTACTCAGCGCGATTGCAACAGCTTGCCGCTGCGGCTTGCCTGCGGCTATCTCCGTGCGAATGTTGCTGCTGACGGTAGCGTTGCTTCTTCCTGATCTAAGCGGCATAGGATTGTCTCCTGTTCGCATATTGTTCTTTCGGTGTAGCCCAACGAACATTCCCAGGCTCATAATTGCCGTCATTGTCAGGATACCGATCTAAAGTTTTTCCCTCGGGCCGCTCTCCCATGTCCGCTAGGAAGTTTTCGAACTGCATCCAGCGCTCGCACACTGTGATGCCTCGCCCGCCGTAGTCGTCAAAATTTATTGCCTCGAAATTTAAGCAACGCTCTTTCATCTTGCGCCACGAGTTGTACGTGCGAGTGAGAATACCGTTAGAAGAATGGCCATGCTTGGTAAAGCGCTGAATCGTCTGCTCACGCTTTTCACAACCACAAGATCCGTACCCACGATGCTCAATCGCTATCAGGTATGACATCCGCAACCACTTCTGCGTCTTGCACTGGCATATTGCTTCCCAAAACATTATCCCTTGACGGACCTGGAATCTGCCGGTTGTCGTCCACCGGCCTAGCTTTGTCTGCTGCGGAATCTGTCTTCGGATCATGTGCCTCCGCGATAATCGCCCTAAGAGAGAAGATATTTTCTGTACTGCGGCCCTCAAGTAGTCGGCGTTGTTGAAAACTTTTGTCCATCAGCGCGATGGCTTCGATCGGCGTCATGCTCGACACTAAGTCGTGAAGTCTTGCGCGGCTCTCGATGTTCAAAGCAGTGAGGTCGATGAGTTCTTTGCTCTTGTAATCTTCTACCAGCTCTCGAAACTTGGGGTCCGTGAACATGGGGCTCTGCACATACTTGCGGATCGTGTGCGGAGAGCGTGACATGATTGCCCCGATCTCATACGTGCCCAGGTTCAGCTCGGACAAAGCTAGCATTTGAGCCTGCTCTCTTTTTGACGGCTTCTTGCCTTTTTTCTTTGGGCGTCGTTCCGTGAGAGCTGAGGCTCGTTTTGCTGCGTGCTTGGCCAAGACTGTTTCCTTTCGGGCTTACATAAATCACCAGCCTGTCGCCCCTCGTGGGGGCGTATCTCGTGTCTATACCCCTCAAGGTAATGGTCCCAAAATACGAGTCTGTGGCCAATGCTCTAGGGCGCGAGCCAAGGTAAGTGTGCGGACAAGCAGAAGTTCTTTTTGTTTCCACACGTGAGAAAAGTGGAACTAATATAGACCTCTCCATCCCCTTCCCCCTGGGGCCGGGGGTAGGCGTCGCCTTTGGTTCGACATGATCGTCAACCCAAGCGCGGTCATTGTCAACCTTACCTCCATATTCACTAACAATAACAATAACTTAACTACTAATCCGGTATGTCCTAACAGCTGCGCAGGCAATCGGCCACGTTCCGGATAGGTCTATCAGGAACACAAAAGATCAATGTTTTTGCAGTGGCAGTAGCACGTTCGCACCTAATCGTGTTACTCCGCGTGTGTTTGCCTTTTAGTGTAGCGCGAGCAGTCAAGCATTCAGCTCCTCTAGCTTGCCTGATTTTGTCACTATGACACAATGTCACGTCACTCTGCCCGTTGCTGCAAAGCAAATCAAAACACTTTCACATAATCGCTAAGACTTAATGTCACACTGACATAGTGGCACGCTGAATGCATTGTCACTAGGTCATGAAGCACAAAGAGTTAATCGGGTTCAAGCCTATCAACGCACGTGACCGCAACGAGAAGCTCGGGAATATCCCATACACAACGTCAAGCGCCGAGACTTGCCCGTCAGCATGTCCACTCAAAGCAAAAGGATGCTACGCAAAGCAAGGACCCTTGTATTGGCATTGGCGCAAAGTGACTGAAGGCAAGCGTGGAATCACGTGGCAAGCGTTCTTAGATAACATCAAAGCGTTACCGGACGGCCAAGTGTGGAGGCACAATCAAGCAGGGGATTTGCCCGGTGTCGACAATGACATTGACACACACAAGCTTGACGAAATTGTGAAAGCCAACACTGGCAAGCGTGGCTTCACATACACACACAAGCCAGTATCCAGCGCAAAGAATCGTAAAGCAATTGCTAGAGCTAATCACCTAGGCTTCACTATCAATCTCTCTGCCGACAATCTCCGCGAAGCAGACACACTGAAAGCTTTAAACATTACGCCTGTTGCTGTGGTGCTGCCTCTTGGCACGGAGAAGAAAATCAGCACACCCGCAGGCAACACAGTGATTCTATGTCCTGCGCAGTACAAAGAGAATCTCACATGCGGCAACTGCAAACTGTGTGCAATCCGCGATCGTAAAGTGATTATTGGATTTGAAGCACACGGAGCAAGCAAAAAACACGTCAGCAACCTTGTAGGAGAATAATGCCATGACACGAAAGTACACACTCACGTTGAAAGAATATTCCGAAGCGTTAAAGCACGCGGTGCCTAGTAGCTACACGGAACTTGTCAACTCTGCACACGGAGATGATCATCACGTCCGTATCACTTTGCACACGGCAGAACTGCCGCAATGCGTCATTCTTGACGCGGACACGGGCAAGAATGGCACGCTCCAAGGCCTATGTGGAACAATCAGGTTTAATGATCTTCGCTAGTTGCCTCTTGGCATAATCATTGCGACACAAGGTCACCATGTCAACACGTCACCTATCAGAAACAGAGGAAAATATGAACATAAAAACAATTACAGCAATGCGCGACAAACTCGCCAGCGCACGCAATGATTTGAACATTGCCATTGAATTTCTGGATTGCCTTGTAACGAATCCCACGGACAAAAATACAACTATGTTGCTCGGCCAGGCCTGTGCAGCTCTTGAGCCTATACGCGTTGACGTTAGCAAGGCAGAAGCAACCTTATGCGACATTCACCGAGGCAACCTTAAGAAATAAACAAAGGAAAGAAGAAAATGGACAAAACAATCCGAGTTATCCGCCTTATGCAATTAATTGCGCAAGTGAGAAAAACTTACTCATGGAACCCAGCCGCAAGCGATTGTCTCGACATGCTGGTTGCCTACATTGAAAAGGACATGGAGAGCAAATCATGAACTGGCAAAAGCACGCAAGCGTAAGAAAAGGCGGAAAGCCCTACTTCTACCGAGCACAAGGCAAAACCGGATTCTATTCAATCGTCTGGAATCGCTGGAGCCATACTTATCACGCAACATGGCCGACATGTGTAAATGCCATTGAATTTGATTCGGTGCCAAAAGCAAAGCGATACCTAGACAAGCTTGAAAAAATAACCGGGAATCAAGCCCGACCTAAACACGAAGGAGAAAAATATGTCGAACAGCACACTGTCAGCACATAGAGATAGCCATAAGGTGAGCTATGAACAGCTCGCCGCAATCGTACCGCCTGAGTCTACTCGATACTGGCGTCCTGTGTCCCACGTGGAGCTAGTGGACACGTTAAAAAACGAATTGGTTGCACGCAATGCAGTCATCACGCGTGAAGAGTTTGCCGTGAATCCTTCCGGTACAAAACTCTTCGGCACGCTTGACATAGACTTCGATGTTATCCCCGGAAGCGTGGGAGCAGCTCTTGGCTTTCGTCATTCCAATGACAAACACATGGCCTTGCACACTGTGGCGGGTGGTCGCGTGTTTGTGTGTGACAACATGATGCTATCAGGCGACATCACAATCCTGAAGCAAAAGCACAATTGGAGATACAATCTCCGGAACCTCATCCAGCAGGGCCTTGACGCATGGCAGCGTAAACGCGTGAACCTGGCGAATAGCATCGAACGAATGATGGACACTCCCATCACCGACACTACTGCGCAAGCCCTGCTAGGCAAAGCTCTGTACGATGGCATCACCACACTGCAAACTTTCAAGCTTGCCTATGAGCTTTATTTCACGCGTGCCGTAGCACAGCCCGAAGCCTATCCCGATTGTGCACCTCGTAGCGCGTGGGGCCTCCACAACGCGTATACGCGAGCGCTGAAAGAGTCTCAGCCTAACGTGGCTTTTCAGACAAACATTGACCTTGGGCAGCTCTTCAGACTGTAAAGCACCGTAAGTCTTGCTTAGGGGCTGGAGATTATCCAGCCCTTTGTGGAGGATTTATGCGAATGAAAAGACTTTGTGAGTGTACTGACAGCGGTTGCCCTGTACATGAAGGCAAAGAGGACTGTGGAAGGCGAGGAAATGGCACTGTCTACCGCGTAGACATGGAAGACAACACTGGCACAGTAATGTGCGCAGCGTGTGCCGACGATGCAATGCAATCAGGAGTGTTTCGCTATGGCAAGTAGTGTGAACAGCGACAGGAAAGAATACAAGCGTAAGCTTGCCTTGCGAGGCAAGATAAAATGCGGGCTCTGCCGTTATCATCGCGGAGAGAATGCCACATGGCATAAGCCACGAAGCAACAAACACAAGAACCACAGGAGAGCAAAATGAACATACCACGCAAAGGCGAACAGATCACAGTGTTACCCTTTGGCCTTGGCATCATAGACAAGGTGCTGCCTGATGGCAAGCTACAAGTGACAGTAGACAGAATGCTTAAGCTACCGAATGGCACAATCACAAACCAAGTGGTAGTGGCACAGCACAGCATCTGGATAGCAGAGGCAACACATGGCTAAGTGGACGGGCAGACATCGTGAAGTGAAAGAACACGACTATCTGTACACTCTCCGTCTTCGAGTAAAGGGAGAATGGCAAGCAGAGTATGTACAGATCGAAGCTTGCAACCTTGAGCAAGCACAATACAAAGCAGAACTACTACACAAAGTGAAAAGTGATGACTGCGGATATATCACAAAGCAGATCATCAAATAAGGTGAACGATGCTAACGATACCGGACGTAAATCTTGACGCAATGGAAGAGTCAGAGCTTCGAGAGTATGCAGCACAGATGCAAATCATTTTAATTGAAGCTCGAAAGCTCATGAGCTACGCAGTCACGAAGAGTCATGCAATACAATCTCGGAAAACGGGAAACATAGTCAATGCACAGCTCTTTGAAGCAGCGTGTAATGCCCTCTACAGTCAATTGAGACCAGAGTCACGGACATGGTGACTACATACCTCCCGCCTCCCTCATATCAGAAGATGACCGGCGGAATAAAGTATGATGGCAGGCGTTAAGGATGGGCCGACCTTGGTCGGCAAGTAAATTGCTTCTTAAGTATGAAGAGAACCTAAAGGTTCTCATGTATGTACGAAGCAAGTAAGACAGAGATAAAGA